TGTGTCTTGACGATTTGCGTACAATCGAAAGAAAGTGCGCGGAACTGGGCACGCCCTCGAAAACCATACTTTCAAAAAAAGTGGTTGGTATTCGCGGTTCGTGGTCGCGGCAACCGTTACACTCACCATGAGGTGTATGTATGAGTACCCACGCACATTTTCGTCAACTTTCACCGTACCAAGTCTGCGAACGGTGTCGGCTTAATGTCGGCATCAAGCAAGCAGTATCGCACTGGGATGGTGTGAAGAACATCTTTTTACACCCTGAGTGCTACGAACAAACCCAAAAGGAGCACAAAACTCGTGATGACGAAGACTGATAAACCGAAGTATCAACCGACGCGTTGGACTACCTGTTGTCAGTGTCATGGGGCACTCGATACACTCAGTGGCTACACAGCCTCGATAACAGGCGGAGTCAAGCGTTATTTCCACCACCAGTGTTTTATTCGACTGGAGAAGGAGCATGGAAACGTGCTACGTGTGCAATAAGGATATTCACACGGAACATGAAACGGATTTCTCAAGTACTCGGAAACGAGGAACACTCCAGTTCTTTCACATTGGGTGCGCCAAGGAAGACGACCCCAAGACCTATGATGAGTTCATAGAAGAAGAGAAGTTACATCTCTTGTCCGTAGCATAATTCGGACGCAATAATTAAACCCCATGCAACGTGGGGTTTTTTCTTATTTCTCTAAGTCTTCTGGTTTTATACCGACCTGAAACGTGTTCATTGTTCCAGACCATAATCCCATAGCAGAGAGGGCGTATACTATTCCTTCAATGAATGAGGCTTTAGATACGTCATTAATGAGTAAGGATAATCCAATACCTAGTGCAATCACAACCAAAGGAATGAATCGTTTAGGGATACCGAGTTCTTTTATAATTGAAATTAATCCGTTTAACATGAGTGTAATCATATACTATAATCGTTATTAAGTGCTTTTAATGTTTGAGGTCCTACTTGGACTCCGTTGTTATGATGGATACCTTTTGATACCTGATATGCTTTAACCGCTTGTGCTGTTAAATTACCGTAGAATCCAAATTGAGTGTTAGGTGGCATTACTAGGAGTCCTTTTCTCACTAGGAAAGCCTGGAGTTGTGTCACATCCTCTCCACTCTGTCCTTGTTTGATTACTTTCTTGAATACGTCAATCGAGTTATCGAAGTAAGGTGTAGGGTCTACTGCTCCACGATAACCGTTATTAACATCAGCGTTCTCCCATATCCAATCCTCTTCTCCTTTAAATATAGGTTTGAGTCCAAAGTGTAGGTGTGAGCCTGTAGAAGCTCCTGTGTTGTCACAGTCTGCAATATGCTGTCCTACCTTAACCTGTTGACCACCAGTAACTTTTAATGTACCTTTCTTTAAGTGACAGTATATAGTTTTCCAGTAGTTTGGTTTTCCATTCACGTCTTCAAATTCTTGTTCTGTACGGATTACTATTGTAAGTCCACCTGCGCCATCGTATCCTGCATACGTTACTCGTCCATCATGTGCTGAATAACAAGGAGTGCCGTCTAGGGCAACAAAATCAATACCTGAATGTCCTTTCAGTCCTAGTTTAGCGTACAAGTCAGTAGCGTTCTGTCCGAATGACTGAGTTATGTAGATATCCTTGAGTGGGTTTTGAAGTTTTAGTCTCATCGTGGTGTGTTAAGTAATATATCTCGTAATGAACGTGGGTCTTTAAGTTCTAGCATCTTGTCCTCTTTACCAATCCTTGTGTTCTTTTTATTCTTACTTATAGTAGATTCTTTCTTTAGAAAGTTCATAACCTCATCACCTTTAGTCTTTACTCCAGTAGACATTCTAACGCCTATGTTTGGAGTTCTTGATAATGCAGAAGCCCTATTAAACGCTTGAGCAATCTTATCTGACAGGAAAGCACCTGTAACGAAAGCAAATGGGTTGTAAGTACCTCCTGTAGCAAGCGTAGCCCCAAATAAAGTAGTTAGCCTATTAGCTGTCTCAGGAGGAACACCTTTAAAACCATCAACAATTTGTTTTGCTTTCTGAATGTCTCCGTATGCCCTGTTTAGATTTTTAAAGTATTCGATAGCTTTTTTTTCAGCCTTATTTAATCCTTTTGTATTTAGTGATTTAACAATTTCATCTGTACGAGTTCTTACAGCGTCAGCTAGAATTTGTGCCGCTAAATCAGAGCCGAGTGCGTTCTTATTACCAGCAATTCTTAATGTGTCAAAATCGTCAAAACGCGGCTTACCTTTTGTCATCTGTAAAAGTGTGTCTATTTCATTATTTATCATCTCCAGAGTTGCTTTTGCTGTGGTAGGGTTAGTAGCCATATTTCCTTTTAGTCTGGATTTAGCCATATTCAATGCGCTCTGTCGTATAATCTCTACATTTTCTACTGAATTTATAGCCAAGTCATCTGTCTCAGATATAAGTTTTTTAATTTTTCCAAGCTCAGATACTATTTTACTCTCTTCGTTGTTTAGATTTTGAAGAGTCTTGAAGTAAGAAGACTTCCCATTAATGTCTTTAGATGCAGGTGAATGGAATCTAAGAAATGTTTTCATTCCGTCATCATCTATTGCGTTTAACTCTACAGCCTTATTAGGGCTATTGTGCTGTTGCAAAACACCGCGTAAGTTTGCGACCTCTTCATTTGCTTTTTTGAGTATCGCCTCATCAGTAGATAGACCTTGAGAGAATAGATAATTTTTCATGGCAGGTGTTTCTCTCAGTTTTTGCATTACTTCGAAATCACCCTCATCTATAGCTTTGTTTACTTGAGAACTTATGTCCTGTGTTAATCCAGTTTTTCTTCCTAGAGCTGAGAGTATTTTATTAGCTCCAACATTTAACGCACCATATCCTAACGTACTTCCAAGTCCAACATTTCCTGTTGTAAGGATGTCAGCTTGAGCACCAGCGGCTGAGCCTTCTAAAGCGACAGGAAGAGCACGAGCACCGAATCCTACTGCTTTACTTCCAATATTAGCTCCTGCACCTCCCATACCAGCTAACTTTCGCATTATATCAGTTCCCTTGAGAGCTGCGGTAACTTTACCTGCACCTGGTACTGGAGCTACTACCTGAGCTACATCACCAGTTAATCCTCCTGCCTTCTGAATCCAATTATTTCCAGCTGTAGCGTCTCCTGTGGCGAACTTGTTAGCCTCTGTACCGTAGTTAAGGATAGGGTTTTCACTACCTTTGAATCCTGCTTTTTGGATAGCTTCGTTACCAAACGTAAGAATATTACCACCCATACGAGTAGCTGAATTCTCAACACCTTTAGCGAAGTCTTTAACGCCACCTATTACGTTTTCTACAACACCTTCTCTTCCTTGTCGTTCTGTGATATCTGCTTGGTCGCTTAGTTGTTTCTGAGACTGTAGACGAGACATTTGTTCAGACTCTGTTTCCTGGTTGAATCCATACTTAGGTTCTACTGGAGCTTGAGGTGTTACAGGAGTTGGCTCTTTACTAAAATTACCGTAGTGCGCCATTACCTTTTCTACATATCCTGGAGTGTCGTATGCTATTTTTTTACCATTACGCTCAGATACACCTTTCCAGTTCTGCCACGTATTACTAGCTGCTGGCGCAGGTGCGTTCCAAGAAGCAGCTGCTCGTTTAAGGTCGTAGCCTTTATTGTAAACTCTATCATATAGAATACCAGTAGCAACAATTTTCTCAGTTACGGGTGTCATTGGTACAACTTTACCTAGAACCTTCTTAGAATAGTCTTCCCATGTTCCTTTCTGAAACATGAAGCTCCCTTTTGATGTACCGTGGTCACCAACGTTGAATTTACCACCAGAACTCTCCTGTTGTCGAATAGCGCGTGCAAGGTCAATAATATCCCTTGGTGGTGGAGTGTTGATATCGAATCCTTTAATTTGAGATTTTAATTCTTCCATATAGTTTAATTACCATCCGTAATAAGCTCCATATTGTTGTGCGTATGGGTCGTTTGCACTTTGGGTAGGTTGTGTATTTCCTTGTTGTGCGTATCCAGTTGTTCCTGGGTCAAATCCTTCTTCGTAACCTATAAGTAGGTCATCACCTATATCAGCACCTGCGAAACTATTGATTCTTTGTGTGTATTGTTTCTTTAGGTTGTCGTAAGATACCTTATTACCTTGGTATTGTTCTATGAGGGCGTTTACAACTTCCTTACGAGCTTCTGGTGTCAAGAACCCTTTAGCTTGTGTAGGCATAAGTCCTTTACCGTCTCCTGAGATGTTAATAACTCGTGATACTTGTTGTTTAACACCTTCTGGAAGAGTTGAAATCATACGTTGAGCGTTATCGTATTCTGTTTCACGTACAACTGAGTCAGGGTCTTGAGCTTTAGCGAATAAGAATATTAGACGTAGGTCATCAGCACCAGTTCCTGCTGAGTTTCCAAGTCTGTCTAGTAAACCTTTAGCTTGGATGGCTGAGTTTTGAACAATGTTGAAATTTTTAACAATTTGTTCTGTACCGAACTTATCAGCTACCCTTGTGATAAGAGATACTGTAGGTGTGGACAATCCAGATAATATACTGTCTACTCCGAATCCTTTGTTTGTAGAAGATGATTCTTTCTGTGCCATTCCTGCATACTTACCAAGTTGTTCATCGTAGAAAGCATCAGCTGCGCCTCGTTGTTGTCGAATCTGGTCTGGACTGAAAGCCATGTTAGGGTCAATTTCATAGAGTCCTGTACGTCCTGCTTTCTCGTTAGCTTTCTGAGCCTGGAGTCGTGAGAGTTGGTCTATTGCTGAGCCTCCTAGTTGTTGGTTGTATACATTTCCTTTGTTTAGTGAGCCACTCATTTCATTGAAAAGATTTACAATGTCTTCGTCTGAGTACTGACTATTACCATTAAAGTTAGATGTAGGTTCATTATGCGTAGTAGATGGAATAGGTGTAGGTGTAACGTATGCTTGTGGAGTAGTCTGTGGAAGAGGATTTTCCTGTGTAGCAACCGTAGAACCGTATTCAGGTTTATATGTAGGTGAGTTATAAGTTAATCCACTAATATTGCCACCTTGAGATAGATTACTTGCAGTGTTCGCACCACCTTTTAGTAGTGCAGCCAACATAGACGCTGGTATTCCTACCGCTGGTACTGCTGTTTTTGCTGCGTTAAGTGCTGTTTTTAAGTAGCTCATATTATACGTTGAATGGGTTATACATCTGTGTTGTTAAATTCTGTGTGCCACCTGCTCGTTTATTAGACTCACGTTCTGCATTGTATCGTCCTACGAATCCGAATGGGTTATATACTTGAGACTGTGTAGATGCGAATGTAGGCTTTTCTCCGTTAAATGCAGCCTGTGTTTTATTGAATACAGGTTTAGGTACGTTAGCTCCGAAGTTGTATTCAAAGTCACGCTGTTTAGCCCCAAAGTTATCTGCCATAGTGTTAGCATTAGCTTGGAACTTTTGATTGTACTGATTAAGGAGTGAGTTAGCACGTTCTTTTCTGGCAGAGGAAGCCCATGTGCCTCTAATACCTTCTGTATCATCTAAAGTGTTTTTATCTGACACAAGACCTGATTGTAGTGCCTCGTCAGATAGTCCATAGTCTCTTAGTTGACTTGATAAATATGCGTCCAAGTCACCTCGTGAACGTTCCTCTAACTGTTGGTAGTATTTAGCCTGTTCTTTATCAGCAATCTCTCTGTTTACTTGTAGTGTGTCATTTGTTACTGATATGTTATTTTCAATACCATCAACTAGAGATATAACTCGTTGGTCGCCTGAATCACGAAGCTCAGAAACTCTACGAGCAGCATCATAGTTACCAGATAACTCCAACTTAGTAATCATATTATTAACTCTTTCGTTGTTTTTTAGAACATTGTTACTTTGAGGACCAAATATACCGTCCACTGTCAAGCCTTTAGAAGCCTGATACTCTCTGAGGGCTTTTTCTGTTATTGGACCGAAGTACTCTGTTGTTGATTGACTTTTAGGAAAGAATCCAGCGTCCTTCAACATCTGTTGGAGTTTCGTTACTTCTGGTCCTCTTGAGCCGTATTTTAATGGTTGCATATTATGTTGTATAAACTAAAAAGTTAAATGCTGTATCTGTTGCTGTTCCTGCGTTGTTAAATGTTCTGATTACCATAGCTGTGCTTGTCATACTACTAATTGTGTGTGTACGAGGGTTTCCTACTGTTTCTATTACTTGAATGAATGGAACGTACTGAGTGTTTCCTATGTTATGAGTTATAGTATAAATACCAGTAGAGTTCTTCGTTACATCCCATCTGTCTGACAAGAATGGAATATCCTTAGCACCAGCAGAAGTTACCTTTCCAAAACCTACAATCGAAGGCTGTGGGAAGTTAACTTGTCCTTGGTAATTAGGAGTGTTCGCATTGTATGGCAAATCTCCAACTTTTACCCCTAGTACTTGTTCAAGAGCGTTTGCAGACTCAGCTTTTATAGTATCTCTCTGCATGAAGCGAGAGTAACTACCAGAATCCTTCGGAGTGAACTTTACAGGTACAATTGGATTATCATTTACAAATTCTTGTTCATCATTCATATCCTAAGTCTATTAATTTCATTATGGTAGGGCTTCCAATTGAACAAAACGTACCATAGTAATAAGTACTGTTTTTCTGTCCCATAACTTTAAAACGAATCTTATTGAATGGAACTGATACGAAGTCTTTAAATAAAGTCACCGCGTTGTCAGTAAGTTTACCAATTGGTCGCCAATGATTTACGTTGTCGTTGTCTACTTGGTAAGCTATGTCAAATCCGTTCGCATTAGAACTTGGAAACGCGATACCGTTTATCTTTTTCGTGTGGCTTTCAGCATCAAATGTTTCCCAGTTTGTGACATAAGAACCGACAATTTGAGTCACTCCATTATCACCCGAAGCTGCACTAGAGGCACTGATACTACCATCACCTCGCAGATTCTCCTCAAAAAGACTTGCGAACCTTACATTAGACTCGGATGTTGCCCCTAGTAAATAAGTTCTTCGTGTATTGCTCCTGTCAAGTGATGTCGTGGCTACGTAGATAATGTTTTTAAAGAAGTTGTATACTGTCCACGTCTGTGTACTTATAGTGTATCTGAATACTTTAGAGCCAGTGTTACCAGCACCAGTCACAGAGAAGTCGTAATAGAATGAAAAGTATACAAAATCATCAACAGACCACACTCTCACTGGACTTACGTATGATGGTAATATTGATTTGATTCTGTTACTTATTAATTGCACAGTTCCACCATCTGATATCTTGTAAAGACCACTACTATGGTAGAAGTAAATGCCGTCTACTGCTTTGGTTATACTTTCTTGATTAGGAGCACCTACATTAGCGATAGGTACATTATCTTGAGACTGAGTGTTGTAGATTCTGAATATTCCGTTAGATGTGAAAGCGTAGAGAACTTGTTGTCCTTGAATTAAACCAGTAACATAGTCACCGTTATTAGCGTTGATTGTAAGGTATTGTGATGTACCTGTCGTTGATGAGACACCAGCGGCAGGGATTACGTCAGTATAGAATACTCTATTATTTGCGTTAACAGAAGATGCGTACCAAATACGACCACCAAATCCAGCGTCTATGATATCTATATCTGTAGGTGTTCCTGTTATACCACCAATTGCCGTAGGTGCTGATGCACCAGTTGTGTACTTAATTCCACTCGATGAACCACAAGTCATAAGTAAATTACCTTGGATAATCGAGTATCTAGGTTGGTAATTTGATTGGAATATATTTGTATATGTTGTTGCGGTTGTAGGTATACCAGCATCACGCCAGAGTAGACTTTGACCTTCTTGATAGTAAATTCTATTAGCAGCACTTGCAGGTTGGAATAACACTGCTGAAAAGTTATTAGTAGCCTCTGGTACGAACTGTGAACCCAAAGGAATTCTGTACGTTAAAACTCCAAGTATATCGTTGTTAAAATTCTCACACTCTGAAAGAGAGTTCTTTGGTGAAACATAATAAGATACCGTAGAGTTTGATATTACTCCTTCTGTTATTGGTTCAAATGTAATGTCTTCTGCTATTTTAGCCATGTTATGTTATAATGATTTGAGATTGACCAGTGTAAGGATTTCCTAACATCGTGTTTATCGAGTTAACGAATCTCTTGTAATCTTGGTCGTCTTCACCAATTGAATTATCTCTTCGTTTCTTTATAGCAAAGCGGATGTAGTCAATGTATATATTGCGGTAGTGTTCTGGAACGATGTCTGTCAAGTATTCTAGGTCAGCCAACTTCTCGTAGTAGTCTATGTATAAATTCTTTCCTTGTAGAGATGTTGGGATAGGGCGTTCGAACCAAATCTTTCCATCGAATACTGTAAAGTAGAAAGGGTACGAGAATGTAGCGTAAGCCCAAATCTGACATCCATCAGGAAGTGCTCGTGATACACCAGATACACCAGTGAGAGTATTCGTAGCTAGATTGTTACCTGTGTAAGTTATCGTGAGAATTGACTGCGTAGGGTCATCAGTTGCAGCGTATACAGTACCAGACGCAGGGAAGTCTCCTGAGTTAGTCAAAACGATTGATGTTGCAGATATCGCAGTTACACCACTTGTAGGAGCGTATCTATTAATATAAGATACAGTATTCCAACGTCTCTTGTCTACATACATTATAGGCACATTTGCAGCAACTTGCTGTCGTGCGTAGCGTGCGTTTAGGATTGTCCTGTTAGTCTCATCGAAGTCTATGTTAGTAGGAAGTGTTACGAAGTTTCTTCCAGCGAGCATCTGGATAGGGTACTCAAAGTTCTGTCTCCATTCATTCATTCTTCCGTATCCAAAGTTTGTGTTTGCTAGGTTTCGAGCATCATTTAATGCACCAACAAAGAAAGAGTCTGTAAGACCAGTAGTGTCTCCTACTTGACTCTTAGCACGTTCTATTAAGTACCCAGCAGTTGTAACACCAAAGGAACTTGAAGCCGCCTCATCTGAATAGTCTGAGTATACAGTAGCTCCTTGGTTTAAGAAACGTACACGATACCATGTTGTAGCAGTACCTGCACCATGCTGATATACTGTGTTAGGATTTGTCCAATCAATACTTGCTGTTGCGAGAACTGAATAAGAACCACCTTGAGATGTAGCTGATTCAATTACTACCTGATTGTAGCGAACATTATGTACGGGCTCTCCTTGAGCGTGTGCAAATGAAGTGGTAGATGAAACTACTACAGTTGTAGTGGTAGAAGAAGAAACAGAGCGTAATTCCGCTGTGTCTGAACCAAAACTACCGATAACCACGTAAGGGTTTGCAGTAGTGAATAGAGAGCCGTTTATTACAGCTAAAGTTGTAGTACCAGATACTTGGTCACCAAGGAAGTACGATGAGTTCAATGACTCAAAGAAATTCTGAATTGTGAGCGTATTTCCTGTGTTGTGGTCTACTTTTAAGAGAGGAATCATATTTATATTATATACTATTATTGGTTATTTGTCAAATCTACATGAACATTAGGAAGTTTGAGTTCGTTGCTGGAGCAGCACCACCTTCTCGGATACCAAAATAAATAAGTTGATTGCTATAAAGTCCACCATTATTTGGCATACTCGCTGTATTCGAACCAGAAGTCAGTGATGCGTTAGTGTCATAAATCACTAAAGCTGGAGCGTTTGTACCTATTGACCCACGACTTGTTTGTGAATTTACTGACGGTATATCATTAGTATCAGTACCAGCACACGATACACCCCACGTACCAGTGTTTGATGTAGTAATAGATACATTAAGAACCGCATTTCCAGCATTTTGACCAGAATTAAACCCATCTATAACAGAAGAAGACTGTAAGCATCCAGTATATGAAGTGGCAACTCCTTCTATGTCCGTAGAAATAGTCGATGTAATAACAACATCTGCTGTCGAAGCAGACGGAGCGAATAAATAAAATGCCGTATGACGAAAATTTGTATTGAGTGTAGTAATTTGAGTCATAGCAACACCGTTAAAAGTTGCTGTCAACGTAGCAGACGCTGAACCGCAACCAGCATTTACGACAAGTAATCTGTCCGAACCTGCTGGAGTATGCGAAAAGGTAAGAGTGGTCGCACCCGCGGTTGTTCCTGTTGTTACTGCGTTAAATGCTATTGCCATATTAACATGTTGCTACACATCTCCATTTACTAGTAGCAGCGTTCCACACAAAACCTGCATCTAGCCTGTTAGTTGATACTGTTGTGGTTGGAAGAGCAACTGTGGAAGCCTCAAAAGACGCTCCCCAAGTTATAGCTCGTGCAGCGGTACCTGTTATTGCTATCCATAGTGTCTGACCATCTGTAGGCGTACCTGATAAGTTGGTCGTGAAGGAAGTAATGTCTACAGTTTGAGCTGTGAGAGAGTAGAAGTCTACATTGTCTGTGTTGATTGTAGGGGTAGCTGATGAAGTAGTCGTTCCAGTTCGTGGCGTTATACGTTTATTAGTTAGAGTATTCGTACTTGAAATAGAAGGAATTACAACTCCTTCTACAGCAATAACACCAGCAGCTGACCTTGTGATAGTAGTGTCCGTAGCAGCACCTAGTTCGATAGAACCGTCTATTCTAACAACTCCGTCGTCTACCCATAATGCGTATACATTAGTAGGTGTAGCTGTACCAGTTGGTGCGCCTTCGATGTATACAGTGACTGCGTTAGTTGTTGCACCAGCTCCACTTGTTATAATAGGAGAACGTACTACTAAGTTTGAAATAAGAGCGTGTGTTCCAGTAGCAGCTTCAGTGAATGTAGACTGTCTAAGAAGTGTTCCTGCGGCGTTGAAGTCAGCTGTTAGAGTAGCTGCAATACCTCCTGTACCGAGTTGATAGAATGAACTTGTAGAACCGAACAATTGAGCAGTAGAAGATGTTGTTGTAGTTTGTGATGTTGAACCAGCAAGTACTCCTGCGGTTGGTTGTACTGATGCTGCCACAATAGTTCCAGATGAGATTGTTACGGCTGAATTTTTAACAAGTTTACCCGTAGTACCATCAAAAACAACAACAGCGTTGTCTGTAGCAGATGCAGGACCTACCACATCACCAGTTCCAGATGGAGTGTATGCTTCCCATGCTGTACCACCTGCGTTTATACGAACAGATTGACCTGCCGTAGCAGTTACCTCAGTTAGAGTATTTGCAGAGTTCGCTACCCATATTGATAGAGCAGATATTCCAGTTAGACCAGTTCCTCCATAACCTGTAGTAATTGGGTCACTCTGCCATGTTCCTGTCGAGATAAGTCCTAGAGTGGTAATGCTTGCAGTACCAGCCCAAGATGAAAGAGCTGTGTCTTCTACGTTACTGAGAGCTAGAATAGTTTTTACAGTAGAAGCAGATAATACCTCAACTACACCAGTTCCTGCGGTATCACGACCAAGGATAGAAGCTGTGGTTATATTAGCCATCTTAGCTAAAGTCACAGCTGAGTTGTCTATAGTCCATGTAGCACCAGAAGATGAAACAGTTATGTCTCCTTTGTCTCCATCAGTTAAAGCACCAATAGTTTTAAACTCAAGTGCTGTTGCTCCTGCGTTTACACCAAGTACTTGATTTGCAGTTCCGATTGCGGATAATCCAGTACCTCCTAGTATAACTGAGAGTGGGGTAGATAGTATTCCTTGTGTAAAAGCTGATGGCATCTTATTTGTTTGGTAGATTAGCTTGTAATGATTTTATAACCCAATTTCTAAGATATTTAAATGACTCTGTGCCCCAGAAAGCACCGAGAGCTGTGAACACAGTTGTTTGTTCTGGATATACAACTGAGCCTATTTGATGGAAGACAAACCCAAAGAACACGCAGACGAATGTATCAGAAAGGAAGTTCACCCATCCTTTCCAACCATCTTTACGTACTTCTGTTAAGGCATGAGCTAGTGCACCAGTAAGAGCAGCTGCAATTGCTAGGATTGTCTGTTTGAAACCGAGTGCTGCGATTAAGAAAGGATGTTCCATATTAACTCATCATTATTGTAGGGATGAAGGTGACAGATGACGCATGTTCCATTGTTAAGTATGGGTCGTTTGTGGTACCTGTTGCAGAGGTATAGTAAAAAGAACGACGGTTTATACCTGTTGGTTCTGAATTATTTATATCTCTATCCATTCTCATTCCAAAGCAGTCGTTTCCTGTTTTAGAAATGTTCGCTATACCGTTAGAATCAAGCGTCCATGAATAATAAGTACTTGATGATGAGATAGAAGCAAGAGTTCTTGAACCCCAAGAGGTAGTACCAAAAGAGTCATAGTCACCGGAAGCAACTGATGTTTTAGAAGCTGGCGCAACAGATACGATGTGATATGTACAAGAGTCAGGGTTTCCACCTGCTAGCGTGTATGTTCGTAGATTTATTGAAGCAGAAGAAATTGTGTCACCATCTGGTACAGATGAAGTGTCGAATGTCCAAAACGCACGGTCAAGTTGCCGAAAAGAACCATTTTTATAGTTAGCAAAACCTGCATATGTTCCTGTTGTATTTGAGTATTGTGCTTGATATTCAGAGGTTGCAGCGTCACGCATTGAAGTCCAAGTATCTGTATTGTTTTCACGCCCTAAGTATGCGTCATAAGCTGGATATACAGTAGTCGTTGTGTTTCCTATTTTACCTTTTATGATACGTGAGGAATCAAACTTATTCTTCATCGTATCCACTGTATTTTCAAGGGCTTGTTTTAACGCTTCAACCGGGTCTTCTCTTAATTTACGTGTATGAGTTATTCCTTCTTTATCTGTGAAGGTGTCTATAATGTCACCATTCTCATCATCGACAAGGAGAGGGGGGTTGATGAAAATAAAGCGTTCAATATCCACCGTCCCATCTCCAAAACCTATTTGTTCTCCGTTCTCAAATACACGAGCAAATAAAGCAACACCGTTTTCTAACTGTTGTACCTCGACAATTTCGTAGTCGCGTTTCTTTTTGAAAGAAAGTTTTTTACCTTTCTTTATTTTAACAGCTTTTACTATCTCCTCAGCTTTTACTTTAGAGCGTAGTTCTATTGGTGTTGCTAATATTTTTTCTCGTAACATATTATGCGTAAACGTAATCCACCCAAATTGTAAGTCCGTTAGCAGGGGTTGTTTGAATACCATCAATGTCGAACGTTACAATCGCGTCTGCTGCAATTGAAGCGTCAGAAATGACAGGAGCTGTAGCCGCAGTTTCGGAACTCTTTTCCGTTGAGTCAATTGTTATCTTTGTAGAGAGAATTGTGGTTCCTGCCTCTTTGATATTAAACGTACACACTCCAGTTGTTCCTGCTGTGTCTACATAAGCACCAACTGCTTTTACAGTGATTGCTCGGTTTGAAATACGATAGTCTCCGCCTATAGTAGTACCTGTTGTTTGCGCTGTTGTACTCGATAGAAGACGCACCATGAAGCGTTTGAGTTCTCCTTTTACAATTCCTGTGCCTTTCGGTACTAGATTTATACCAATATTTGAATCAGTACCACTTGCTGTGAATGTAGGATTATTACCTGTAGCGGCATTGGCGTATGTTAGCTCATTTACTGCCGAAGCCGTAGCTGTAAAGAGGAAAAGCTCGTTACCATTACTATCGTTTATTCCTGTTGTTATTCGAGGCTGTGTACCGAATACTAGCGAGCCTGTACCTGTTTCATCTGTTACTGCTGTAGCTAAGTTCGCACTTGATGGAGTTGCTAAGAATGTAGCGATACCAGTACCAAGACCTGATACACCAGATGAGATAGGAAGACCTGTAGCGTTAGTTAATGTTCCACTTGAAGGAGTACCGAGAGCACCGTTAAAGGTAACGAAAGCACCAGCAGAGCCTACATTTATTCCAAGAGCTGTGAGTACACCAGTTCCAGTTGTTGTAGTAGCTGGAGCAACACCCGCGCCACCACCAATGACTATTGCATTAGCAGCTAGAGCAGCACTTGTAGCCCATGTAGAAGCTGATGAGAAGTAAGGAATACCACCTGATGTTCCAGCAACTGTGAGAGCTAGAGTTCCTGATGTTGTGATTGGAGAACCAGCTACTGAGATAAGTCCACCAGTAAATGATTGAGCTACACTTGTAACTGTTCCTGTTCCAGCTGTCGCAATTACAAGTCCTCGTCTTACAGAGAAGAACGCTTTAGCAGCGGATGTTATTACCGTTAAGAGAGGAATAGAAATCTGTCCTACCGTAGAAGGTTCTGTAGAAGTGAGTGCTCCAGCTGAACTCGCAGAAAGGAAGAATACGGTACCAGCGGTTGCTGTAGGTACACCTGTAGTGATGTATCCTTCTGTTGTAACGGTGAAGTTATTAGCATCAGTAACTACTGTTACAATACCAATTACCTCAGCATTAGCGGCAGAGTCAGCTTGAGCTTTTGTGAATTGACCTGCGGTTCCACTAGAGCGTACAATGTCTCCTACGGATAATCCATGAGCAGTTTGAGCAACTGTAAAGACTGTAGCTTCACCTGAACCTCCACCTCCTGAACCATTAGAAGCGGCTGTGATTCTTCCTTTAGAGTCTACAGTTAAGTTAGTGTTTGTGTAGGAGCCTGGAGTCACTGCTGTTGTAGCAAGTGTAGCAGTTACAGAACCAGGACCACTTGCGGTCACATCTCCAGTGAGAGCTGTGATGTAGTTTCCTGTAGCTTGTTTAGCGTTTAACTGTGTTTGAATTGCTG